TTGCCCGCGCCGAGTGGGATCGGATCGTGCCGATGCTCGAGGCGTCGAAGGTGATGAGCCCGCGCCACCAGCAGACGCTTGCAGCGTACTGCGATTCATTCGCCGATATGGTGCAGGCCGACCAAGAGCTGAAGACCAGCGGCACCACGCTGATGGACGATAAGGGTAGGGTGAGTAATCACCCGGCATGGAACCGGAAGCGTGACGCGAGAAATCAGATGCTGAAGTTCGCGGCCGAGTTTGGCCTGACAGCGTCTGCCCTGGCGAGAGTGTCAGCCGTTGACCAAGGCCCGCAAGAAGACGAAGACGACGCCCGCATGTTCGCTTGATGCGAAGGCTGCGGCCATCGCGGTGCGGTTCTTTGAGGAGAACCTGACGCACGCGAAAGGCGAGCTCGGCGGCAAGGCGTTCCTGCTTGAGCAGTGGCAGAAGGAATACGTGGGCCGATTGTTCGGCACGATGAAGGGCGACGTGCGGCAGTACCGCACAAGCCTGCTGGCGATCCCACGCAAGAACGGCAAAAGCACCCTGTGTGCCGGGATCGCACTGAAGCTGATGTTCGACGGCGAGCCGGGGGCCGAGATCTATTCGTGTGCCGCCGACCGCGACCAGGCCCGGCTCGTCTTTGAAATGGCGAAGGTCTGCGTGGAGAACTCGCCCAAGCTGCGAAGCCGCCTGCGTGTGTTTCGCAATTCGATCGTCCGGGAAGACACGCACAGCACGTACAAGGCACTGTCGGCCGAGGCGTTCACGAAGCACGGCCTGAACGCTCACGGGATCATCTTTGACGAGCTGCACGCGCAGCCCGACCGTGAGCTGTGGGACGTGATGACCACGAGCACCGGGGCCAGGCGGCAGCCGTTGTGCGTGGCAATCACCACTGCGGGCTTTGACCGAAAGAGCATCTGCTGGGAAATCTGGCGGTATGCCTTGGCCGTGCGGGAAGGGGCCATTAAGGATGACACCTTCCTGCCTGCGATCTACGCCGCCGATCCCGAAGACGATTGGACTGCGGAAGCCACTTGGCGAAAGGCGAATCCGAACCTTGGCGTGAGCGTGAAGCTCGACGATCTGCAGGTGCGGTGCAAGCGTGCCCAGGACATGCCGAGCGAGGAGAACACCTTTCGCCGGCTGCACTTAAACCAGTGGACCGAGCAGGACACGCGCTGGCTGCGGATGGAGCATTGGGCACAGGGCAACAAGCCCTGCCCTGTGATGCTCGACGGCCGGGAGTGTTTCGCGGGCCTTGATCTTGCAACCACGTACGACACGACGTGCCTGTGCCTTCTGTTTCAGTTGGACGATGGCACCTTCTGGGCCGAGCCCCACTTCTGGATTCCAGAGGAGAACATGCGGGACAGGGTGAAGCGGGACCGCGTGCCGTATGACCAGTGGGCGAAGGAGGGGAAGCTGCACCTGACGCATGGAAACGTCACGGACTTCGACAAGGTGCGGGCCGACATTCTTGCGATCGCGAAGAAATACAACGTGCGGCAGGTGGCGATCGACCGCTGGAACGCCACGCAGCTGTCCACCCAACTGCAAGGCGATGGCGTAAATGTCTTAGGTTTTGGGCAGGGCTACGGCTCGATGAGTTCGCCCGCCAAGCAGCTCGAGGCCCTGGTGGTGGGCGGCAAGTTGCTCCACGGCGGGCATCCCGTCCTGGCGTGGCAGGCGTCGAACGTGGCTATACAGCAGGACCACGCCGGAAACATCAAGCCCAGCAAGGCGAAATCGAACGAACGCATCGACGGCATCGTGGCGCTGACGATGGCCCTCGGCATCCACGCTACGGCGACGGCCCCGGCCCCTGAACAGAACTGGGACATCATCTCGTTATGAGCGAACACGCCGCCGCCGACTTCAAGATGTTCGACCTGCGTGGCATCGACTGGCCCGAGGTGTCATCGTCTCGCACGCCTTCGGGCATCCGCGTGAACGCCGACAACTCGATGGCGTGCTCTGCGTACACGGCCTGCATCCGCGTCATATCGGATGCGGTATCAGCCCTGCCGCTGCACGTCTACGAGCGGATGGCCAACGGCGGCAAGGCGAAGGCCACGAGCCACCCGGTGTATCGCCTGCTCCACCAGCAGCCCAACCCGTGGCAGACGGCACAAGAATTTAGGGATTGGATGACGGGCATGTATCTGCACTACGGTGCGAGCTACGCCGAGATCCGCCCAGGTGCTCGAGGTGCGGTGTCGGAGCTGTGGCCCCTGCACTCGTCTCGGATGGAAGTCGATCGGCTCTCTGACGGCAAGCTGCGGTATCGCTACCGTGAGCCGAGCGGGCGGGAGACGATCTATCCCCAGGAGCAGATCTTCGCCCTGCGCTTCACGACCGAGGACGGCATCAAGGCGATCCCGACCTACAAGATTTTCCAGAACGCCATCGGCCTGGCCCAGGCGCTGGAGGCCCACGGGTCCACGTACTTCGGCAACGGTGCCCGTCCGGGTGTGATCTTGGAAAGCAGCAACCCGATTCCCGTAGACGCTGCCGAGCGCCTACGTGAGAGTTGGGAGCGAATGCACAGGGGCAGCGACAGGGCTTTCCGAACGGCCGTCCTCCCTGCGGGCGTTTCCGCCAAAGAGCTCAGCGGCAGCAACGAGGCGGCGCAGTTCCTTGAAACGCGGCAGTATCAAGTGATCGAAATCTGCCGGGCGTTCCGCGTGCCGCCTCACATGATCCAAGACCTGACACGCAGCACGTACAGCAACATTGAAGTGCAGGGCACGGAGTTCGTGCAGCACTGCCTGCTGCCGCATCTGAAGCGATGGGAAGCAGCCATCAGCCGCGATCTGATCGTGGACGATGAGCGGTTCTTCGCCGAGCACAGCGTCTCGGGCCTGCTGCGTGGCGACCACGCGAGCCGGTCGGCCTACTACGTGTCGGCACTGCAGAACGGGTGGATGACCATCAACGAGATCCGCGAGCTTGAGAACCTGAACCCGATCGGGCCGGAAGGTGACAAGCACTTCGTTCAACTCAACATGACCACGCTCGACAAGGTGGGCGCGGAGCCGCCGGCACCGGAGCCGATGCCCGAGCCGCCCGCCGAAGTAGAAGACAGCCCGGCCGATGCCGCCGAGGACCAGGCCGAACAGGAGAACCCGACCGATGGAAATTGAACGCCGCTGCCTGACCGTAGACGAGGCACCCGAGTGCGAGCTGCAGATCGAAACACGCTCCAGCGGGCGCGAAGCGATCCGGGGGCTGGCGGTGCCATACAACCGGCTATCCCTCGACCTCGGTGGCTTTCGGGAGCGAATCCTGCCTGGTGCCTTTGATAAGGTGCTGAACCGCCAGCGGGGCAAGGGCGAGATCCTGAGCTACTACAACCACAACAGCGATATGCTGCTGGGCCGGGAGTCGGCTGGCACGCTCGAAATCATCGCTGACGATCGTGGCATTTCGTATGTCGTGGAGCCGCCGGATACCTCGGCGGGCCGTGACGTGCTGGCCCTGGTGCGTGCTCGCCTGCTCACTGGCAGCTCCTTCGCGTTCACTGTGAGCCAGCGTGGGGAACGCTACACGACCGACGAATCAGGCAAGGCCATCCGCGAGATCGTGGAGGCTTCGGGCCTGTACGAAGTTGGCCCGGTCAACGTGCCGGCCTACGGCAGTGCTACGACTGCGGTGGTGTCCCGGCGGTCCTATGAGGCGTGGCTGGCAGAGCAGGCTGCCGCAGTCGAGGCCGATGCGGATGCCGAGCCCGAAGTGAAGAAGGCCATGCGTTCCCTGGTCCGTGACGCCGCAGCGGCGTGGGCTCTGAGGTTGCGCCGTGTCTGAAGCACGCTGCACGTGCGGCGAGAAACTCCGGTGCCGCTCCAGCCGTCCATGCGGTGACGAACGGCAGCGGTATCTGCGTTGCCCGAGGTGCGGGGCTCGGGCGGTGGCGTTTGTGAAAACAACACTTTCCGCTGTGCGTTTCTGCAAGGCACCCCGCCCGTAGTGGCACTGTGGACTCCATCGGCAATACCGCCGCAGGAGTCTCACCGAACATGGACAA